CTTGTTGTGTTCTGGCCTGATTTCATCCTTGCCCCTGCGTGGATCTCCGCGCCCCTGCATCAGGCAGAAGGTATCGCCGTTCATGATGATCTTTGCGCCTCTGCGCACGGCTTCGTCGAGGTGGCTCTTTAGCAGGTCGCGATCACACTTCGGGTTGTCCCAATGCAGGTCGCTGATGAGCAGAAACTCCGCCTCCCTCCCTTCGCAGTCGAAGGTGTGAACATTCGCTGCGTGTCGGGTTATTTTCATGGCTATGGTTTGGTTGGTGTCTTGAGTAGCTTCAAGATTCGCACTTCCAGCACCTCCGTGATCTTGACGCCTGAAAAGCCGACGATGAAGGCGAGGCCGTACTCGATGTTCGGCGCTTTTATGTTTAGGATGCCAATGATGACTGGCGCGATGTAGGTTGCGGATAACGTGCCTGAAAGGACGGCGATCAGCTGCATTTTCCAGTTCTTCATCTTTGGCGCGAGCAGTAGTGCGCCGAAGAAGCCAGCGATGGTCAGGCCGAGGTTGATGCCGATTGATTTGAGGAAGTCGATCATTGTTAATCTTCGTTTAGTGTGTTGTTCAAGTCGTCGCGCTCGGTGTAGTCCTTGCCGTACTGCTCATCCCAGCCGAGGAAGCTATGCACGCCTATTGGCGGAGGCCAGCACTCGAAGGGCAGGTAGTCGCTATGTGGCTCTGCATCCCAGAGGATGTCGACGCAATAAGCGCCATCTATTTCACCGAGCGGCACTGCGAAGCCTTGCGGCACTGGTAGCGCGGTGAATGTCGCTTCGTTGGGGAAGGCGTATTTGCGGAATGTCGGCATTTATAGTCGGGTTAATTCGGCAAGTTGTGCGTTAGATAGCCGCGTGGTGTATAGTGCGGCGGCGCGGATACGGTCGTTGAGTTGAGAGCCTCCTCCACCAACGCTACCAAGTGTAATTCTATTTAATGATGCGCCAAATGTAAATGTACCGCTTGCAGTCAAAGCCGCTGCACCATTGACGCTTAAAGCAAAATCTCCTGATCTATAGGCAAACGCAATTTTTACAATTCCCGAAGTAAATGTTGCGCTTGATATACCAATCGTTCCTGAAAATGTCGTGGCAACTATTGAACCACGCATTTGATTATTTGTAAGTGAACGAATAATAATTCTGTTTGCGTTTACGCCATCATCAATTTCTAAGGTATATGTTTCTTTGGCCATATTCCGAATATCCACCTCCGCATAAATCGTACCCTCGGTTTGCCCTATCAGCCCACTGACGAGCGCCCCCGATGCGCTGATGACATCCGCGGCACGGCTTACTGCTGCTGTCGTTGTGGGGATGTATGTGGTCGCGACGCTGCCTGTTTCGACTTGTGCGCCCCAGCCGTACAGTACATCGCCTGTAACGCCAGTAAACGTTGGCGTGCGACCACTGCCAGTTGATGTAATGAGCGGAATTATCAAGCCTGCACCAGTGCCACTTGAATCGCAAGTAGCAGTAAAAATGCAACGATACCACCCATTTCCGTAGTTTTCAATCCTTGCGGCTCTATTTGCGTCGGCTGATGAACCGCTAACGACTGAAACAGTGCCTGCGATTAAATCAAAATTAGCATAGCCTGCTTGTGTAAACCTTGCAGACGGAAATGTTAGCTGAACAAATTGACCTGCTGCTCCTGTCCCTGCCTTGAAAAAAGCCGACTGTGTATAAATTGTGCCACTTGCATAAGATACAGTCGTTGTAGCATTGCTAAAGACAAAATGCCTATCGCTTACCGCTGTTGGACTTAAGGCATTAGCCGTAGCTGTGCCATTTGGAGCAGATGTTGCGCCTGTTACATTAGTTACATCAGTAAGCGCCCAATTATTTCCACTTACCCACGCCTCACTCTGCAAGCAAAGATTCTGCCCACTCGCCTCCACCAACAATGCAGGGCAAGACTGCCCCAGCCAGTCAATCCGAGGCACTCCCGATGCGACGCTTTCAATCAATCCGCTGCTATTGACACGCGTTGCCGTCGTGTTGCGGCTTACTGTGAACCGCATCGTGCTATCCTCGGCGACAAACGGAGGCACGTCTTGGTATAGGTTGCCAGCCTTGTAGAATTGCGGAACAATCAGCAGCGAAGGCGTCGATGGCAGACCTGCGTTGTAGGCATTAACACCCCGAGCTAACAAGCACGGAGCATCCTCAACGGTAGCGCCAGCAGCCTTAGCGCCTTCAAGCGCCTTGTAGAACTCCGACTTGTACGCGCCATTGTTGCCCAGCATCGTCGCGTTGGGGATAGCGTAGCCCTGGATCATAGCGCTTAGTCAGTATATGCAACAGCAGTGCCAGCGGCAATCGTGACCGCCTTAATCGTCAAGCCCTGTGGCGCACGCACAATCATACCGGTCTGCCATTGGAATGTAGAGTTGAAGCCGAGCACTGTCAACAGGTTGCGATCCAACTGATCCGTCAGCGTGCTGATCGTCGTGTTCGGCGTGTTGATGACCAGGAACTTGATGCGCTGATTTGTCAACGCAGCAGCGGTAGCTCCCGATCCACTCACACCCACAACTTGGATGTTGAGGCCATCAGCCATCATATCTTGGGTTACTGTACTCATAGCTTTGTGTTTATTGTAAATATACCTTACGTTGGAATTTCACAAACTGAATGCCCCCAGGGGATGTCAAAACTTAGCGCAGCCGTCCACCCGGCTACCTTGTCATCCCTGGCTTCGACAAACCTGGTCAACGCCACGCTGTCCTGCAGCGTCCATATCTCATCGGGATCATCCGTCAACGATGCGATGAAGTCTTGAGCCGTGCGCAGCTGATCGCTCAGCACCTCGTCTTCATTGTCAGTCCACCGGTAGACAACACTGCCGCTGATGGTGGCATCGAGGCCACGCAGGTCTTCAACGCGGTCCATCCAATAGCACTGCACTGTAAGCGTCAGCACGCCCCTCCCCGCTTGTGCAGAGATGACGTCAGCGAAGACCAAGGGATAGGCGATCCTATCCCTGTCGCTGGTGCGTAGATTTATTACATTGTCCGTCCCGATTGCCAGCGGATCCCCGGTCCCGAAGCTGTTCACCTGGGGATGGTTTACCGCTCGCGTCATCAGGGCGTTTTTGATCTTTACCCAAGACATAGCGTGCCAGTTTTAATACGTTGTTTTTATGCGCTCCCATTAGCAATTATCACATCCATACCAGCCTTCGTCGTTAATGCCATACGGCCTATCCAAGCCGACGCCACGCATCCGGTATCCGCGATCCAGCACCATGCCCACGCGATAGTTGGTGGCATTCGGGTAGATCGTGTCAATGGCCACCGTTGGGCTGTTGAACAGCGGGTAGTCATTGCGGTTCTCGACCAGGTAGCGTGTCACCCGCTCGCTGTACCACTCCGCATCGCTCTTGGTGCGGTCCATCAGCCTGGTGATCTCATCGACATTCATCGCCGTGCTCTCCGTGCTACTGCGGCGGTCCATCCCTTTGTTCATGTACTTAAACGCCAGGACCATTGGCAGCTCAAATTGCAGCCACTGAACGAGTGCCGGCTGGATGTAATCTTCCAGCAGCGTCGTGTTCAGCGCACTCACACTCTGAGCGATGATCTGCGCCTTAATCTCGTTGTACAGCGGTGATCCGATGATTGGCTGTATGCGCATCTCCTGCACCTTGATCAGCGTCGGCCGTATCTGCGTGTAGCTGACGTTCTCGTTGATGATGCTGTTCTCGAGCAGCGTCTGCTCGCTGATAAATAGTGCTTTGCTCATGGCGCTTCTGTTATTCTGTTTCCTCTGCGTATAACTGTGACCTGCTCCCAGATATGGCGGCATTGCGGTGTGCGGATGTCCGCCGGTCCCGGTCTGCGATACCACCCACCCCTACGCGCCCAGACGCTGTATCCCATGATCTGCGATATTTGATTTATCTCATCCCTGGTGTAGACCTTGCCGCTCTGCGCCATCTGCATCATGATCGTGCAGAACTCCCTGCTGGTCTTGACATCTCTGTTGCTGAATCCAGGTGCCCATGCGTAGCGATAGCGCATCTCCAGCGTCGGCACCTCCGTAGGCGCTGTCTCCTTCTGGATGGTGTCAATCACCCGGCGGATGGGATAGCGGTTCTTCTGCATCAGGTATGCCACCCGCTTGCGTATGCGTTCACGGCTGACACCAAACTCCCGCGCCATCTCTTCCACCGTTGCATCTAAGTTCCTGCGCCGGTACTTGATGATTTTGTCATCCAGCTCTTTCTCTTCTTCATCCAATGCCGCAAACGCCTGCTTGGTGGCGTTGCTTATATCCTCTTCCAGCTTACCAGTGAAGTGCAGCGGCTGGCTATGCAGGATGACGTAGTCGCTCTCCTGGCTGCCAAATGTCGAGGCCACGCGGTGCAGGATCTCGTACTCTTCGTTGCCCCAGTCGCACGTCGCATCCTCATAGTCCTCAGCGCTGAACTCCTGCTCATTCACGCCCAGGAATGCATCGACCTGCTCAGCACTCAAACCGAAGCCAGCACCCAACATCGTGCGCGCTTGCTCCAAGTTAATCTTGCCCTGGCCATAGTGTCTGACGATGCGCATCAAGTTCTGATACTGCCGCCCCGATAAGGTGCGTATCGCTTCGTTTATGGGCTCTGCGGTCGCTTCTATGGCGAGATCTCCCTCGCCTGGCTCTATCACTTCACCCGCTGTTTTCAGTGGCTCTAATCCCGCTTTTTCACGCAGCTCATCAGGTGTCATGATTGTCATCAGCGCCTGCTCCGATAGCTGCTCGGTGATCGGCTCAACCGGGATCAGCGTCAAGCCTTCAACGCCGTTGAACGATGCCAGGTAGTTCATGGTTCTCTCAATCCTCTTGATCCGGTCCTGGACATAGGTGTTCCGGAATAGCTCAAAGGCTTCCACCAGTTCCTTGCGCCCTCCGAGCTGGCCTTCAACACGAACGCCAAACAGCTGAGGATTGGTCACCCGGTGGCTGATAAAGATCTCCTGCTGCACCGTTTTGTTCAGGACTTCAAACTGCTTATCCATGTCGCTCGGCGTCAATGGCAGCATCGTTGGTGCCTTGGTGGCATCATCGTTGAAGGTGACAACAAAGCGGCCTGCGTTATCCGTGCCGCTGAACTTGCGCTTGATCTGCCGCTCAATGTCGACCTGCTCTTCGGGTGTTGGGATGCCGTTGTTGAAGTTAATCAGGTATCCGCCCCAGAAGTTGTTGCGCAAGTTGTTGTTGTGAAAGTTGGCAATCTCAACATCGGCCTCAATCCACGCCAAGCCTCCAAGGTACTCAGGCAGTGGGTAGTACTTCACACCAGCTGAATAGCAGCGGTAGTAGAACAGCTGCTTGCCGATGCGGTTCTCAGGATCAAAGGCAGGGATGCGCTCGATGTCCTCGACCTTGGGGAACTGGCGGATCATCTCTTCATTGTAC